ACAGACACAGATAGCTATGCCCCATCTGACCCTAACTCGTTTGGTAAAGGTGACGCATTCTTCGTACTAGAAGGTGCGGCAGGTGCAGGTGAACTATATGTGATGAACACTGAAGGTACTATTACCTTTGGTACAACTAATATTACATTTACACAAGTTGCAGCTACTGCTGTATACAGTGCAGGTAACGGTATTACACTAACAGGTACTGTCTTTTCTGCGGATGCAGGTACAGGTGTTACTGTAGATGGCTCTGGTATTAATATTGGTCAGGCTGTAGAAACAAGCTCTGATGTGACATTTAACACTGTAACAGCAGACCTAACAGGTGATGTCACAGGTAACGTTACTGGTGCAGTCACAGGTAATGCTTCTACAGCTACCGCCCTACAGACTGCTCGTAACATTGGCGGTGTATCATTTGATGGTACAGCAAGTATTAACCTACCAGGTGTTAACACTACAGGTAACCAAGACACAACAGGCAATGCAGCTACTGCAACAGCTTGGGAAACAGGTCGTACTATCAGCTTGACAGGTGATGTCACTGGTAGCGTTACAGGTGTAGATGGTACAGGTAACGCAACTATTGCAACTACTATTGCTGCTGATTCTGTAGCACTAGGTACTGACACTACAGGTAACTACGTAACGTCTGTGGCTTCAGGCAACTACATTACAGGTGGTGCTGCAGGTTCCGAAGGTGCTGCTCTTACGATTGGCGTAGATGCTACACCTAATAACACAGCATCCAAAGTTGTAGCTCGTGATGCATCAGGTAACTTTAGTGCAGGTACTATTACTGCTGCTCTTAGTGGTAACGCAAGTACAGCTACAGCATTAGCTACTTCACGTACAATTAGTCTTACAGGTGATGTATCAGGAAGCACTAGCTTTAATGGTGGTGGTAATGTAAGTATCACAGCAACTGTTGCAGATGATAGCCACAACCACGTTATATCAAACGTAGATGGCTTGCAGTCTGCACTTGATGGTAAGTTAAGCACATCGGGTACGGCAGCAAACTCTCAGCTACTTGATAGCATAGACAGTTCGCAGTTCTTGCGTAGTGATACCAATGACACAATGACAGGCTCTTTAACTGTTGATAATGAATTAACAATCATAAATGGAAACGGCTCCAATACACATTGGAACTATGCAAACGGTAGTACTAACTACGTCAGAGGCACACTTACATACTTTGATACTGCTATTGATATGAATGCTAACGCAATATATGACACAGGTCATATTAGTGTTGGCGATCACACACACATATTAAAAGACGATGATCTAAAATTCATTGCACCTAGTGCTGCCACTGGCATACAATCTCAACGAATAGTTTGGTGGAATGAAACTGAAGCTGGTGTTATGGCTGATATTTCAGTTGATCGTACAGCACTTACCTATGCCCCTGCTGCTTTGGTCTTTAAGGTTACTGATAATGTTGACACTGCCTTTAACAATGGCGAAGGAAACATCACAGAAAAGCTAAGAATAACCTATGACGGTGTGTTCACTAACGATGGTAGTTTCCGTGAGGACTATAATGACTTAGGTGTCGGAAGTAGCTTTACTTGTAACGTCAATAGTGCGGGTGCTTTTGCTTGTGTAATGAATGCCAACAGCACTTTTACATTTACAAGCCCAACATCAGGGTATTCTACTGCATTTATTCTGCAAATAACAGGCAACGGCGGCACAATCACTTGGCCTACATCAGTTAAATGGGCTGGCGGCACTGCGCCTGATGCACCAGCAAGTGGTGAAATTGACATTTATGTGTTCTGGACAAGGGACGGTGGTGGCAATTGGTACGGCGTTCAATCCGTAGACGCAGCGGCATAAGGAGTAACTTATGGCCTACTCTACTAATCCTTTCTCCGTAGCTACCTTTGGTGAAAGCTATGAACAGGCCGATGCTTCCTTTAGCCTTACAGGTGTAGCAGGTACAGGTGCTATAGGCACACCAAATGTTAGCTCACGTACAAATGTTGATCTTACAGGTGTACAAGCTAACGGTGCAGCAGGTAGTGCAACAGCGGCAGCAGAAGCAGTAGTTGCACCAACAGGTGTAACAGGTACAGGTGCAGCAGATGATGGCCTAACATTTATCTTAGGCGTTGGTACTACACCTACTATTACTGGCGTATCTGCTACAGGTAATATAACTAGCTCTAACTCATTCTCAACATTTACAGCAGAGGGTGATGCACAACTTTCTACAGCACAACAAAAGTTTGGCACTGCATCATTACTGTTAGATGGAACAGATGATTATGTAGAGTCTGATAGTAACATTGATTTAAGTTCAGGTGATTTCACAGTAGATATGTGGATTAGACCTGACAACGTTACAGGTTATAAAGGACTATTTCAGTCTGGTACAAGTTCTCTATTAAGTGTTTATTTAATAGGAGATCAAGTCCAAGGTACTGTTGCAGGATCAACGACTCTCTTTATTTCTGATACCAGAGTTTCTGCAAATGTCTGGACTATGATTACGGTTGAACGTGAAGGAAACGTTCATAGACTATACATTAACGGAACATTAGAGGAATCAGGTTCTACTGCTAACCGCCCAGACAATGGTACTTTTACTGTAGGTAAAAATGGTTTTGGTGATTTTGATGGTTACATTGACGAAGTAAGACTTTCTGATGTAGCAAAATATACTGGAACAGGCTTTACTCCACCTACCTCTGCCTTTGCAGTAGATGATGACACATTAGCATTACTACACTTTGATGGTACAAATGCTTCTACAGACATTGTAAATGCAGCTAACCTTGCTTACCTTACTGTTGATGCAGGATTTGGCCCAACTATCCAACCTGTAGGGTTTGGCTTAGAGATTATCACTGACTCACTTCTAGTAGATGGTGACGAAGTTGTAGTTGAGTCGGATGCTAACATCAGTCTAGCAGGTAAAGGTGTAGCAGGTACAGTATCAGGAAATACTGTTACAACAGATTGTCAAGCTGTAGTATTGCCAGTGGGTGTACAGGGTACGTTTACTGTAGGTGATGAAACAATTAACGCAGTACAGTTTGACTATGAGTCAATTAAAGCTGACTACAGTAGACCACGTACAATATACATTGCGGCAGCTTCGTCTAATACAAACATGTCACATGTACGTGCAGCATAATAGGAATATATAATGTCATTAAAGTGGCCTAACAAAGACCCAGATGAACTAGCTGATTACAGCATTGATTGGTCACGTTTTATTACACCTGCAACTATTAACAGTGTTACGTGGTCGGTTGATAATGCAGATGGTGTTAAAACGGAATTAGTTCCTAGTGGTCAAGTAGTACATGGAATACAACTGGTATCTGCAACAAACACAGATAGTGTTGCAACAGCACGTATGGGTTTAGGTACAGATAATATTAAATATAGACTGTATTGCACAATAACCACTTCTGACGGATTAATATTTGAACGTACTGTATTCCTACGTGTAAGGGAAAAATAATGGCATATAACTTTCTTGGACTTGTAAATGAAGTAAACCGTAGGCTCAATGAAGTAGAGCTTACAAGTTCTAACTTTGCTACAGCTACAGGTTATTATAATACAGCTAAAGACTCAGTTAACTCTGCTATTCGTCACATCAATCACGAAGAGTTTGGTTGGCCTTGGAATCACGTAGAAGAAGAAGACATACTAACTGCAGGTGTCACACGTTATGGGTATCCTTATGATGCTAAAACAATTGACATGAATAGTTTTCGTATCAAACGTAATAGTAGCTTAAATATCACAACTACAAAATTGCAAAGTATTACATATCAAGAATATCTTGACAAGTATTCTGACTATGAGTACAATAGTGATACAGGTATACGTGGTAAACCAAGATACGTAAGTAGAACACCTAGTCAAGAATTTATTATATTTCCTACACCTGATAAAGCTTATGAACTAGTATATGAATATTATCGTAATCCTGTAGAGTTAGAATTATATGATGATGTACCTACAGTACCACAAGAGTTTAAACATGTAATTACTGATGGGGCTATGTATTATGCCTATCAATTTAGAGGTGACAATCAGTCTGCTCAACTGTCTCAACAAAAGTTTGAACAAGGCATTAAGTATATGCGTAGTCTACAAATTAACACATATGAGTATGTACGTTCTACTGTAAAGTATAGCAATCCAAATACATTTGGTTTATTGAAAGTATAAGACATGACTACAGCTTGGTCCACATTCCCTGTACAGTTTACGGGTGGTTTGGTTACTAACATTAGCCCATTGCAACAGGGTATGAATGCTGTAGGCTCTGCATTTATTCTGCAAAACTTTGAACCGTCACTTGATGGTGGGTACCGTAAAGTAGCAGGATACACTAAACTAGATGATGCACAGTTAACTGGTAGTGGTGTAACACAAGCATTAGCAGTTGTAGAAAATGCAGATGAAGAACGTTTTATTGCTGCACGTAGTGGTGTATATTATTTAATTAACACAACAGATGCTACACCTGCTTGGTCATCTCTTGTAACTGCTAGTGATACTGGGTTTACTAAAGCAAGACACGTAAGCTATAACTTTAACAATGCTTTAAAGATCGTGTTTGTTGATGGTTTAAACTATCCCGCATACTACACTGATAGCACACAGGCTATGACTTATATAACTGGCAGTGGCACAGGTAACAGTGCAGTTGAAGGTGCAAGCACAGTAGAATTATTTAAGAGTACATTGTTTTTTGGTAATGGTTCTGAACTAGTCTTTACTGCACCATACTCAGACACAGACTTTGATCCCGCTAATGGTGCAGGTAGCATTGGTCTTAACTCAGAGATTACTGGCCTTAAAGTTTATCGTGACTCATTGATTGTATTTTGTCGTGATAAGATTATGCGACTAAATGGTAACAGTGCTGCTGACTTTACTCTTAGTGCAATCACAGAAGACCTTGGTTGTTTAAGTGCTGATACAATTCAAGAAGTTGGTTCTGATATTATGTTCCTTGGTCCAGACGGACTACGTACACTAAGCTCAACAGAACGTATTGGTGACTTTGGTATTGACGTTGCATCAAAGAATATACGCCCTACTGTAAATGAACTTCAGTCTTATGCAGGAAGTTTTTCTAGTACAGTAATTCGTGGTAAAGCACAGTACCGTATGTTTGGTTATGTGAATGGTGAAAAAGTTGGCATTGCTAAGGGTGTACTAGCTACTAAGTTTATTGACCAAGGTGGTACAGGTTTTCAGTGGGCTGAAACAAAGGGCTACAAAGTTTATATTGCTGACTCACAATACATTGGTGACAACGAATATGTAATCTTTTCAAACAATGACGGTTATGTGTATCGTATGGAAAGTGGCACATCCCGTGATGGTGACAATGTTGTAGCTATATATGAATCACCATTTATGCCAGTTACCGATCCACAGAAACGTAAAACATTTTATAAACTTGATCTATATATTAAACCATTTGGTGCAATTAATATTGACTGTAATCTTAGATATAATCAAAATGATAAAAACAAAATACAACCTGCAACAATATCAATTGTGTCAGACGCAGGTGGCGGTGGTTTCTTCGGTAATAACTTAGCAGTATATGGTACAACTGCATACGGAGAACCTCGTACACAATCATTTAACAATAACATTGTAGGTTCAGGTAATACAGTGGCACTAAGAATAGAAGATGACAGTTCTAATTCAGCATTTTTGTTAGATACAGCAATACTTGAATTTGCTGAAAACAATAGGAAGTAAGGAAAGCTTATGGGTACAGGTTACGTAAGAGCAGATACAGGTAATAATATTGCTAACGGTAATGTTATTGATGCCGATGATCTTGACAACGAGTTCAATGCTATTGAAACAGCATTTAATGCTAGTACGGGCCATACTCACGATGGCACTACATCAGAAGGTGCGCCTATTGAAGTCATTGGACCAACACAGGATGTTGTAGCTACAGCCTCTGTACTACGCCCTAAAACTACAAACACTGTAGACCTTGGTACATCTAGCCTGAAATATAAAGATGCTTATCTAGCAGGTGATCTTAACTTAGATGGTTCTATTACATCTACAGGTGCAGTTAGTTTAGGTTCAACTGCAATCACAGGTACACTATCTGTATCAACAAACACAACACTTACAGGTACTCTTGCAGTTAACGGTAACACAACACTTGGTGATGCAGCTTCAGATACGGTGACAGTAAATGCGGATATTGCTTCAAGTCTTATTCCTTCTGTTGATGACTCTTACGATCTTGGTGCCGTTGGTTCTGAGTGGCGTAACGCCTATATTGATGGCACTGCTTACATTGATACTGGCTCTATTGATACTGCAAATGTGGGAACTTTAGCTGTATCAGGTAATGGTACAATTACGGGTAATCTTACAGTTGATGGTACTCTAACAGGTTCAGGTTCTATTGTTGCAAATACGGCAGATACACTTACAACTGCACGTACCATCACTATTGCAGGTGTAACATCAGGTGCAGCTAACTTTGACGGTTCTTCTAACATAACTATTACTACTACAGGTCTTACTCTTGATAGCACAGAAGTAACTGCAACAGGTACGGAGTTAAACATCCTTGATGGTGCAACTTTAACAACTGCAGAACTAAACACTCTTGATGGTATTACTGCGAGTACTACAGAACTTAACTATGTAGACGGTGTAACGTCAAACATCCAGACACAACTTGATAGTAAACTTACTGACTTCGCACTAGAAAGTTACACAGGTGATGTTGACATTGATGGCGAACTTGTGGTAACATCTTACAATGAAACATTTGCTGCTGTAACATCATCAAGTAATGCAACTACGATTGACTGTGAAGCAGGTAACGTATTCAGCCATACACTAACGGAGAACACCACATTTACAATCAGCAACCCACCTGCAAGTGGTACAGCTTATGGTTTTTCACTGAAGATTGTACAAGATGCAAGTGCTAGTGGTTATGTTGTAACATGGCCTAGTGCAATTATTTGGCCTAATGCAGATCAGTATGCAGCCTCTGGTGTACCTCAACTTACAAGTACAGCATCTGCAGTAGATCAGTTTGTGTTCTACACACATGATGGTGGTACTACGTGGTATGGCTTTACAGCAGGTTTAGACTTAGGATAACATAGAATGAGTAACATTAAAAAGTTAATGATGTCTGCAGCAGGTGGTGGTGG